TTGGCTTCTCGCTGAACATCGTATTGATGTGGCGCATCACATTGGCTACGCTTGCGAACTTTACGTTGGGCAGTTCTGCCAGAGGCACTCCGCAGAATACCTCAAGCATCTTGTGGGTTAAGAACTCCTCATCGCCCTCAAGCCTCGCAAAGCGTTGGTATTGGTCAAGCGTTATCTCCGACAGGGAGGTGGGTACAATTACCTTTAGTTCCATTGTATTAAAATAACCTTTTAGTTTTAGCGTATGGCATACCTGCCAAAGTTAGGTCTGCTCAACTTGTTATACGTTGCATAGCGCAGCGCATCTATGGCGTGGTTGAATGCATCTATGGGTTTGTTCAGCAGGTTGCCGTTCTTGTCCTCTACCCATTTGTAGTTCTGCAATTCTTTAATTAGGTTGCTGCTTCGTGGGGTTACGAATAGCTTGTGCCGCTTCAGCACGTCAATACCCACTATGACGCTATCTGCGCCCTTCTGCGTGGGTTTCACGTTCCATCCCATACGATGCAGCTCCTCAATAGATTTAGGCTCGGCAGAGTCAGCATATATCTCCGTACGTCTGTCAAGCCCAAGTGAGTTTAGCAGGTTGCTGATGTCGGGATTTGTCATCCCCGTGCGGTAAATCAATTCATCCACATAAAGATTATCACCCGACTTATAAACTGCCACCAGTGCAGTTGGGTCATTGGTGTACCCAAAGTCCATCCCGTGACATAGGAGCGTTGCATCCGTTGGTATCTCTGCCTGCCCGTATTGGAATATGGTGGCTCTGCTCATACCACGTTCTCCGAGTCCGTAGATTCTCCAATAGTCGTTATCGGTATCACGTAGCCGTTCTATTTCATTTCGGATGCTGCTATCAAGAAACGGGTTGTCAAGATAAGTGGTCTGATGGAACTCGCAGTCATCACGGGTTACCACCTTATCATAAATCCAATGGAACGCATCGGAGGGGTTGTAGTCAAGGATTGCCCTGCCTTCGGTACGCAGGATAAGTTGCTGCCAATCTTCGTACGTCAGCTCGTTGGCTTCGTTGATGTAAAGTAGGTCACGCTTACGCCCTCGTATCTTCTGCGGTTGGTCAAGGCTGATGAACTCCACAAGGTTGCCATTCAGATAATACTCGTGGCTTGACCTGTTGTGGTAGCTTTCACTGTACAGGTCGTGGTTGCGCAGTATCTCAAAGAAGTCCCGCATCACCGAAGCACGCAGCGAAGGGAACGTCTTACGACATATCGTAATTGTCTTGTTGCTTTCTGTTGTGCTATAATAGAAAATCACCCATAGCAGGATGTTGTACGTCTTCCCACTACGAGTACCGCCCTGCTCTACGACTATCTTCTTGTCGCTGCGCTTTAGGTGGTTATATACTTTATTGGTCTGAATCTTCTCCAAGCACTTCAATTTGAAATAGCTTGCCCGAAGATACGTCTACCTCTTGGCGTTCCACGTATCCACGCTTCTTGCCTTTGGTCTTTAGAAAGAAGATAGTAGCGGTGGAGTTGCCCTCCTTTATCTGCTTGTGCAGTTGGCTCTCTGCGAAGTCAATCGCTACGTCAGATAGTTCATCGACTGCTGCTTTGTATTCTTTGTCCTCTTGCATCCATCGGTAATGCGTTTGCCTTGACAGGTCAACGCTCTTGCAAGCAGACGTAACTACCCCGAGAGATTTCTCCAACGCATCAAGCATTGCCTTTTTATGGATGTCACTACTTGTCATTCTTCTCTGCTGATTTAAAAAATTCTTTATCAGAATATGACTTCAGTTCTTCTTGTCTTTTTTTCAAAGAATCCATATGAACAGGGTCTAATCTTTTTTTCTCTCGTTCTGTTTTTACTTTGCGGATTCGCTTTATCTCACCATCCAAAGGTTCGCACTTCCACATTTGCTCAAGGGAATAGTAAACAACAGAATACCTGTACGATGAATTGTTTTTGTATTGTATGTCAGATACCCCGTGAAGAATATCTTGTCCATTAAAAATTGTTAAGGTGTTGTCCGCAACCTCAAGAGCAATGTCTAACTCGGGAATTACAAGGTGACCACCAATGATGTCGCTTTTGAATACAACCATATTTGAAAGCACACCTTTGAAGTTCCCTGCATCATAGTGATATTTAAGCTGATTGTTTTTATTTACTATACCGCTTGTAAATGGAGAAGCCCCTATTGTCCAATCACTCATCACTCGCTCCTTAACGGTTTCTGTGTGGTGTTCGTATTGTTGTGGGAAGTACTCTTTGTAGTAGTCAACTAACTCACTTACGAAGTTTGTAATTATGTAATGTTGCTTCGGGTAGTTTTTGGCCATTGCCGTAACGGTGCAATAGTCGTGGCGCATTGCAATTCTTGGGGAGTATCCGAATATATTGGATGTTGATTCAAGTCCTCTGCTTCTTTTGCCCGTTGAGTATTTCTGATTTTTCACTGCCCATCGCAAAGCAGAAGTATCGGTTTCTAATTTTTTGTAAAAGACAACAGGCTCGTTATTGACGTAAATAATACAGTCTTCTTTGATTGTTGTACTTACGTCAGAAAGCAAGGCAGTTCGTTTTCTGAACTTATCCTTGTCTATTGGCTTGCGCTCAAGGTCTATTCTTTTCATCGGAATCTTATGTGGGCATCTTTTGGTAGTCCCTTTTTAGGTGCGAAATACAATACATTGGGATACTTCTCAACCAAATAATAACAGTCTTTTATTTTTTGCGACATTCTTTGACCAAGTGTTCCATATCCACCGCTTGTATATCTTGCAAACTCGGGGACAACCCAATTATTTACCCATATTGGCTGAGAGTCGGCAAGATGTGCTGCGGTGATGTCGTGGTCATCTATTGTTTGCACGTTCTCGTCAAAGCGTATGTCAGTATTACGCATTGCAAACCAACGGCCTTCAACAAGTCCCTTCTTTTTATTTTTGTTTTTTAGGTAAAATGGATTTCCATTTGAAGCAAAGCCTGCAATATTGGCACCTATTTTTTCAGCGTCAGCAATTAGCTCTAATGTTTTTTCGTATAGTTTTTTTGCTGATATAACATTTTTTGCAATCATTTTGTCAAAGTCGGGGACTTCTTCTGCTTTTGTTTTTGAAGCATACAAATCTGATACTGCCGTTGTTTGAATATAGTCGTCAGAACAAAATATGACCCATTCGCCCTTTGGAACAGAATCTAATACCTTATTGCGCTGCCCCGACAAACCTTTATGATGTTCGGTTACAAAGGCTTCTCCGCGTATTATTTCGGAACTGAACTTTTGCCTTTGCTCTTCAGAGTGAAATACCACAATATGCTCTACGCTTGAATAAAATAATGCAAGGCTTGTTGTTGCCTCGTTATATCTATTATAGTAAAAAGTATATATTTTAGGATTCATACTTCTCAAGAAGCAAAATTATTACCTCTGTATTGCTTTCAACGCCTTCTTCTTTGGCTATTTGCTCAAGTTTGTTAAGCACGTATTCATATTGCTGATTATCAAAGTAGAGGGTAATCTGCTTGACCTTTGAGTTTATGTATCCATCAAGAGCCTCGTCAAGCATATCCTTGTCAAACTCAGGCTCTTTATCATCGTCAAAATATGCTGATGGAATATCTACACCCCAATTAAACAAATCCTTTACCTCCCACTCGTTGGCAAGCAAGTCCCAATCCCATTCTCCGAAGCCTACGTTGTCCTTAATGATAAACTCATCCTTCTGTGCATCTGTCAGTTTGTCGGCTATGATGATGGGTACTTCCTTCAGTCCTGCGGCAATACAAGCCTTGAGGCGCATATTCCCTCCAAGCACTACCATATTGCTATCTACTACGATTGGACGCAACTCAAGCATCTGCGGGAACTCCTGTATGGACTTTACAAGCTTCTTGAACTTGTCATCCTTTATGATTCTTGGATTCTTGGGGTTTGGTATGATTGTACCGATTGTTGCTCTTTGCATAACTAAATAACTCTTTTTGATAAATGGTGGTTGTGAACCTCGTAAAGGTAATCTTTCTTTAGTTTGGTTCCAAAGTCAGCCTCGTGGTGACAAGTTCTGCATAATGCCATAAGGTTCTCGATGGTATCAGCAATTTTGCTTCCACCCATTCCACGAGATTCGATGTGGTGGATGTCTACGGCTTGGCCTTGACATACCTCGCAGGGGATGAAGTCAGTTGTGGAGTAGCCCATCCCTTTAAGATAGACCTTTGTGTGGTTCTTCACCTTTGGTAAATCCAACAGTCATCTATGAACGTAGCACGAGGCAGGAGTTCATCAACGGCTTGGATTACTCCCTTCCAATGTTCGTGGTAGTCATCTCCTGCGATGTAGCCTCCCTTCTTTACTTTGGGTAGCCATAACTGGATGTCTTCCTTTACCGCTTCATAGGTATGGGTGAGGTCTATGAACACCACGTCAAGGGATTCCTTCAGAAACATTTTTGCAGCTACTTTGGATGTTCCTTTGATTACATTGTACTTGCGCTCACCCATATTCTCTAAGAACAGGTCGTAGATGTCTACCTCCGTTGCGAGCTTGTGGGTGGTGGTGAGTTCGTTAGGTGAGCCTTTCCAAGAATCTATGATTGTGATGTTTTGGTGTGTTGCTTTGTCGCATAGGTATGCTGATGACTTACCGAGCCAAGCCCCCAACTCTACGAACGTGCCGTCTTCGGGCATATTGGCAAGTAGGTAGTCGTATGCTGCTTGGTGGTTGAACCACCCGTCTATGTCTTTTGATGCTTTCATCGTAATGCGTTATAATAACAAAGGTACTGCTCTACGCAGATAAGTGTTCCTTGTTCGGATGCTGCTTGAGCAAACGTGCCGTCTGCCTCGTAGGTCATTTCAAAGCGTAGGTTGGGCAGGTCGTATGGCTTGAACATATAGCAGGCGGTATCTATGTTGCCGACTCTTGGTTGGTCGGTAGGGCGTAGCCTACCTATTTGTCCCCAAGTTACGATTGAGCAATCAAGGCTATGCAAGTTGCCCCACTCCTCAAGGAACTTTGGGTGCAGCACATTGTCATCATCAAGGTAGTAAACCCAATCCTCTTTTGTAAAAGAGTCAGAATACAAGTCAAGAAACTCATTGCGTAGGGGGTTGCCCATATCACCCGTGCGTGTGGAGTAGTGTGTGATTGATGCGCTTGTTGCTCCCTTGTAGTTGGTAGAGGCATCCATCATTACCACCCACGTTGCATAGGCAGGGATATGTTGTTTTAGCCTCACGAGGTTATGAGGGCGTGAGCAGGGCGTGACTATGTAAAGCATCGCAGTTCGTTTATCTTATCCATCGTGAAGTCCTGCACATACTCGTATAACGATTCCGTTAGGTCTACCACTTGGTTGGGGTTTTCTTTTAGCCTCTTGATTGCTCCTGCCCATTCGCTTGGGTGCTTGATGGCAATGCAGTTCTCTTTGGTGATATAGGGTGAATAGGGTTGCGTGTTGCTCACTATCAAAGCGCATTTGCTAAACCCTGCCTCCAACATCTTTAGGTGCGACTTGCACTTGGCAAACTCAGATGTCGTAAGCGGCACGAGGCTCACATCAAAGAACTCATAGAGCTTATGGTAGTGTGTTGGTGGCATCGTTGGCAGCCTATGGCTTGCCTTCATAATATCGGGGTAGCCGTCTACCTCTGCCACATACCCTTGATAGCCTTCAAGGTTGATTGTGGACTCTCTTACGTCTGCTGCGTGGTGGTTGCCTCCGATATACCCGAAGCGCACTTCTTCGCTTGGCTCTCGCCCTACCTGCCAAGTCGGTACGCTGATGGCGTTTGGTATGATTCGGATGTTGCTATTGTACTTCTTGACCTTTGAGGCAAGGTGCTTATTTGTCACCCACACTTCATCAGCAGCTTTCATAGAGCGCACGATGCGAGTTCTCATCTGTTCAACGTACAAGCCTTGCAGGGGATGCGTAGGGGGCAGCACCCACCAATCATCGTTATCAACGATTAGCTTGATGCCCTCCTTACGGCAGAGCTTTACAAAGTCATCAAACGGCTCAACAGGAAATGCACGGCTTGCAAAGATGTGAGTGACTTTAGGCCACATCTCAGGGTCTATGTCCGTTATCTTCTCAATAAAAAAGACATCGGCATCCTTGTGGCATATCAAGGGTGCAAATGTCCTGTGGTGAGATACACCTGAGTTCTGCTTATGGAAGGCAAGCACAAAGGGTCTAATCATACGCTCGCCTCTTGGTCTTTGAACCATTGCGCCATCGCTTTGCGGTCTAAATACTTTACCCACATCCGAGCAGCTGCATTATTCTTTGGTATTTGAGGTGTTGCAAAAAATGCAACGATTGGTTTTATGTTAAAGGTTGGTGTTCCAATAGTATTCGCATTGCCCGTTCTTGATGGGTATGCCAACAAAGAACGATTGGTACATATCCGTAGGGGCGGTGAAGCGGTAGCAGGTTTCTTTGAGGGCGCAGCCCTCTCCTGTGCATTTAGTGATGTCGGTCATAACGTGCCTACTATTGTGTATGAATCCAAGTCCTCACCCAAGATAAAGAACTGCTTGTACAATTCTATTGCCTCCATAGTCTTGCGCTCCCCCTCTGCCACAAACTCGGGGCTAACTCCATAGATGCCTATGTCCAAACTTCCTTTGTCAATAGCGATAAAAAAGAACTTGTCAATCGGCACTCCGAACAATCG